CCAGATTACTCCACTGATTGAACTGCGTGCCTTGCGCCAGCCGTTGCGCATTAAACAGTTCGGCGAGCCGCTGGTTCTGCGCTTCCCGCTCGGCCCAGTCACGCCCGTACTGGAGCTGGTTCTGCCCCAGCAGCCGACTATAGAGGGCCTCGTCATAGGCCTGCCGCTCGCGCTGCCCCTGTTGCTGGGCGTTGAAGTCGGCCTGCCAGCCAAACTGCCCTTGCTGCGCCCGCATCTGGGCTTCCTGTGCGGCCTGGCTCCAGTTCTGGGCTTGCGATTGCTGCGCCAATTGCTCCCGGAAGGCCGCTTCGGCCTGTGCCTGCGACCAGCCCTGCTGACTGGCGATCTGGTTGACCTGCTCGCGGAGCTGCGCCTCACTCATGGCCTGGCCGTAACCCATCTGACTTGCCGTCTGCGCCCACTGCTCTCGCAGCTGTGCCTGTTGGCTGGCGCGTTGCCAGGCCGCGCCATACTCCTGACTCGCCAGGTCCTGCCCTTGCTCCTGGAGCGCACGCAACGCTGAGCCTGACAAGGCCCCACCCCGGGCCGCCTGCGAGGCCTCTAAGGCCCGCTGGGCCCGGTCCAGGCGAAACTGCACCCCCGGATCATTGGCGAGCAGTGCCTGCCCACTGAGCGTCGGCACGGCCCCCGGCGTGTAGCGGTACTGGCTCGCGGCCGGGATGGCCCCTGGCGCGTAGCGGTAGTCCCCGGCACGCGGTCCCTGCCCTGGCGTGTAGCGGTACCCCGCCGCACTGGGCACGTCGGTGGGCGTATAGCCGCCGTAACTGCCCGGCGTCCACCCTGGGGTGGCACTCGGGAGGGCATAGCCTGCGCCACTGAGCGGCGCCACCTGGCCGAGCGTCGGTTGCGCCTGACCCGCCAGCGTCTGGAGTTGCCCCAGGGCACTGCGTCCGGCTTCGAGCCATGGGGCCTGGTTGGCCTGGGTAGCCAGCCACTGGGCCGTTTGCAGATCAATGCCCCGGTTGAGGGCCGCCGCCTGGAGGGCCGCCGCGTCACTGGCGGCACTGGCCCCCATGGCGCCGGCCCCGAGCGACGTCAGGCCGCTCACGGCAGGGCCGAGCCACGAGGCATTTTTGCCCAGAAAGCCGCCCACACTGCCGAGGGCGCCGAGAGCGGTGCCGAGCCAGCCGCCGCCGGTGCCGCCGCCGCCCCCAAAGCCGTACAGACTGGGATTGGCCGCCATCGCCGCCGCGACCTGATCTTGTAAGGACGACACGTCACCAGGGAAATCCCCCGTGCCGTAGCCACTCCAATCGCTCACACCACTATACCAGTCGCCGGCGCCGATATCCGTACTGTAATCTCCCGGGAAATCCCCACCGCCCCAGTCGTTCCAATCCATACGCCCTCCTGTCGCCGCGTCCGTGAGTCCCTGCGTCGCCCCCTCCTGCACGCCCTGCGCCGCACTGAGCAGGCCCGCCACACCACTGCCCGCACTGCCAAGCTGTGACCCTAAGCCCAGATAGCGACTCACCTGTTGGAGGGGCTGTGTTCCAGTTGCCCTCCCAAGCGCCCCAGTAATGCGCCCAGCAGAGCCCGCTAAACGTGCCACATCACCCACACTGCGGATGCCGGTACTCGCCAGATTCCCCAGCCCGGCCGCGCCACCCGCCAGGCCACCGAGGACCCCGAGACCCAGCCCGACTTTCTGGAGCCAGGGCTGGCCCGTGGCGGCGCCCAGCACGTTCGCGCCCATCCCGCCGTAAGAGCCGATGGCACCGATCGTCCCGAGCGTCGAGGTGGGAATCCCCAGGATCGAGGGCGCCGCCGCACTGGCTGCCGCAGGGGCTGCCGCGGCGCCACCGGCCGCCACTGGCGCAAAGGCCCCGAAAGCCGCCGCGCCGCCGGCCGCCGCGCCCAGGGTGCCCAGGGCCATAAAAAACTCGTTCGAGAGCGGGTTGAAAGCGTCCGAGGGCTGCGGTGTCGTGGCCACCCAGTTCTGGTACGCATCGGCCTGGCGCACGTTCTCGAACAGACTGCGCTCGGCATCGGTGGCACTGCCGGCGCGGATTTTGTCGCGTAGGCCCAGCATAATGGCGCCCAGGTCGGGGGAGCTCTGCGTGAGCCGCCAGGCGGACTCCACCCACTCGGGATCGCTCTTGTCCTCGGGAAATCCGACCCAATAGCCCCCGCGCGCCCCTGGGGTCAGGCGCGCGAGCTCCCGCGTCGGCACCGCCAGGGCCTGCGTGCGCATCTCCTCCCACTGCTCACGCTCGTAGTCCTTGAGCTGCCCGGCCTCGGCCTGCTCAGCAAAATGGAGGAGCTGCTGAATATAGCCCGGCGGGGCGTAGGGCATCTGCGGGATCGGGGCGCCCGGCATCCATTGAAAACTGCTGCTCGATCCCTCCTGGCTCGGGAATTGATAGGAAAGCGTATATTCCGGGACCTTGGAGATCCCTTCATCCCCCCACGTTACCTTGCTCCCGTCAGGGAGCGGTAACTCCCCGTAGAAGGGAATGTCTTCCTGTTGATCGTCCACAATCCCGCGGCCAGGAACAACGTACAGGGTCATAGGAAAGTCCTATGTTTCTAGCCTACCCCGCCCAGTACGACCCACTGAGCGCAATCTGCGTCGTGGCCGTCAGGGCCGTCACCGGCAGGCGGTCCCAGCCCGTCGTACGCCCTTGCTGATACAGCCGCACGCGCGGTTCGCCAGCCACCATGGCGCCCATCAGGCTCTCGAACTGGCCGCCCAGCGTGACGTTGCCAAAGGCCAGCGACACCGGAATGAGCAAGGCGGGTGGGCCACTCGCCGCCGCCGGCAGCCCTGCCACGTCCACAAAGCCGGCCATGATGGGATCGAGCGCGCTGAGGGCGAGCGTCGCCGCAATCGTATAATTGTTCCCCGTCTTGATGGCCTGGCCCCACTGCACGCTATAGGTGTGACCACTCGTGCCACTGCTGTCCACCAGCGTCGGCGTCCAGGTGAGGAGCACCGGCGTGATGGCCTCCAGCGTGGCCTCAATGGCGCCCAGGCGTTGCTGCGTCGTCAGCGACAAACGCTCGAACCAGCGTACCCACGTCGGCGTGAGCACCAGGGGCTCCCGAAACAGCACGGGCTCACGGGCCGGCACAGGATCTAAACGTTCGGCCACAGCTAGGGCTCCTCAAGGTACGACTGTACCGCGCAGTCCTGTCGGCGCGTTGGGCGCTTGTGGTAGCGGCACTTGAAATTGAACGGTGTTGCTAGGACCGGATTCCTCCCCGTCTGCAGCCACCGCTTTGACGATGTAGCAGTAGTTGTGCCCAGCCAGCAACGGGGCCGGCGCCGAGCCCGTATCCGTATACGTCTGCTGGCTCCTGGGCGTCGTCGCCAGGAACGCATACACCCCGAGACAATCGTTATCGCGATACACCGCGAAGTGGTCCGCCGGGTCCAGGGGATTGTCAAAGATAATCCCAGATGAGGTTCACCCCAACCCCCAGGGCAGGCATGGCCCAGAGCAGCACAAGGGCGGTCAGTACGGCGCGCATGTTAACTTACCTCCAGGCGAGCCCCTAATATGGCCGTGAACACCGGGTCAGTCACGACCACTTTGAACGCCCGCTGACTCTTCGCTCTCCCCAGCCGACGCCACCTGACCAGCCTCGTGCGTTCGCCAATGCGCCCGGCGCTACGCCACAGGGGGTGACTCCACGAGTGGCCCCCGTCATCGGACCAACTCAACATGACTTGCGGGTCGGCCCCTGGCGGCTGCGCACCCCCGTCGGGCGGGTCGAAGCCGGCCTGCTCGTGCGTGCCAGGCAGCGCCAGCCCATCCAGGCCCACGCCCGTTTCGAGCAGCAACTCGAACAGGTGATACACCACGGGCTGCTGGTCGTTGCGGATGTGCGGCGAGATGCGCTCGCGGTAGAGCGGATCGGTGCCATGCGTGTACCAATCCGGGCGCCAGCGATACAGGTGCCCGGTGGTGCGATCACCCCAGAGATGGTCACCAAACGCGAGGCAATGCGTGCCAGCGCGCCAGGCCGTGAGCGTACCCTCGGCGGTGAGGTCCGCCAGTTCGGTCCAGCCCTGCGTCGCCACGTCATAGGCCCAGGTGGTGTCGTGGCCCGGCACGTGCAGGAAGTACCACGAGTGGCCACCATGCCGGGCGGTGTAGGCTTCCGTGCCAGAGAGATCCGTCACATGCGAGAGCGACGATTCAACGGCATGGGTGGAGATGCGGACGGGGGCGAAACCTTCCAGGCGCCAGACCGGGCCTTCGCCCCTGGGGCTTCCTCCTAGGAAGTACACAGTATTTTGCATAGCGACGCAGGCCCAGGGCGCCGCGATCCCCTGCTCAATAAACGTACTGCTGGCACGCATGTACGGGTTCAGACTGTCCCCGGTCGGATGCCACACCTCAATACTTTGCGTGCCGAATAAGTACAGCTCTCTATGGTCTATAAGCAGCGTCAGGAGCAGGTCGGCACGCGCTTCCGCCTCGTAGAAGTTGAGGGCGGGCCAGGTCGCCGGGGCAAACGGGTCGCTGTACCAGAAGCGCCGCGTGCCAGGCTCGTTGGTGAGGATGCGGCCATCGAGGTACTGCACCCGCCCAAAGGTCTGCGGGCCTGTGAGCGGGATGGTCGCCAGCGTGTTGGTGGCAAACGGCATGGTATACCCGACGCCCTGCGCGCTCACCACCAGCGTCTGGCCGTCATCGGTCATACTGACCGGCGCGAGGCCGGTGGCGAGTGTGCCACGCACGAGATGCGTACCGCCGGCAAAGCACTCGTAGAGGGTGGTACTGGTCGCGCTAAAAACCCTGCCATTTGTACATTCATATAATCCGAGAATAGGTGCAGATTCAAGTAAATCGACTTGCTCTAAACCAGGGAAACCGTACAACGTGTATTGCCCACGTTGATTTGGGGACTCTTCTAAATACAAATTTAATGTTCTTTCAGAACTAACAAAAGGGCTTCTTGCTGGTGATGACGGACCTACAAAGCCTTTAAAATCCATGGCATTCCTAGCCATACTAGGGTACAATAAGAGTATACTTGCTCACTGATGGGGTAGCGCCTGATCAGCGCTCGTCAAGTCATTGACCTTCCTCAGTGAGCCCCATCATCCAACCTGGAAGGAGGTTGCCACATGCCGTTCAAAGATCCCGAAAAATATCGTGCCATGGCTGGTATTTACTGTAGACGTTGGCTCGAAAAATCCCCCAAAAACCGTGAGACGTACAATGCCGCAGCGCGTGCGTCGTACCATCGACGGAAAGAACGACTCAACTCGGAACGTCGGGCAAAGCATGCAGCAAATCGTGACGAGTTGAATGCGATACGGCGAGCAAAGCGCGCTCTGAAGACACAAGATGCGCGGGAAAAGCGACTGCAAGAAGCTCCGCTGAAGAAAGCGCAAGCACAACAAGCACGTATTCTGTGGCTCAGCCAATGGCATCGTACTTATCGGGCTGCTAATCCTCAGCAATTCCGTGCCTATGGACACGCGCGACGTGCAAGAGAAAATGGACATCCATATACATTGACACCAGAGCAAGAATCGTTTTGCCGCGCGCACTTTCACTACACCTGTGCTGTCTGCGGCCATGAAGAAGGCTTTCAGTGGCGCATTGTGTTGGATCACTGGATACCTCTCAAATCCCCTGACTGTCCTGGCACGGTTGCCACCAACATGATTCCTCTCTGTCATGGCGTCGGCGGCTGTAATAACTCGAAAAAGGACAAAGACCCTGAAACCTGGCTGATTGCTCGCGTCGGGAAGCGCAAAGCCGCGACAATCTTGAAGCGTATCCGCGCCTATTTCGCTCTTGTGGCCCCAAAGGAGCAAGACGCATGACCCCGGAGCGCAAAGCCGACGTGCTCTTCTGGTGCCAGGTCGCCCTCTATCTCACGATTATGGGCGCGATTATCACCACCATGATCCTCTTTGCCTTCTGGCTCAATACCCTGCGCCTCGACCTGGAGGAAGCCCGCGCCAGAGATCGCGCCATGCTCCAGCAACACCAGACCGTGCTCGCCGATCACGACCGCGCCCGCGAGCAACACGACCGCGACCACCAGGCGTCCCACGCGGCCTTCATGGCGCTGCTCCAGGCGTACCGTTAACCAATCCCCGCCCGGAAGCGCGCCATCCGGTCCCCCACCAGACCGCTCCCCGGCGTTGGACTCATCCGCCCTACGACCGTGTTGATCACCGCCAGGTTGCGCTTCGATTCCTCCGCAATCTTCAGCGTAAGCGGCGAGGGCTGCACGCCATAGGAGGGCGAACATTCGAGCGCCAGGGCTGCCCGGAGCGCCCGCGTATAGCCTGGCGGAAACTGCACGTCGTCATCGAGACTGCTGAAGGCCTCTAGGGGCACCCAGGGATAGACGGTAATCGTCCATGGTCCTGCCGCATTGACTGGCCAAATATACAGCTCCCCTAGGGGCACCTGCGGCGCGTAGTACAGCGCCAGGGGCCACGTGCTGGTTTCCGTCTTCCAGGCGAGCTGGGCGTACTGCTCCTGGCGCGCCAGCACCTCCACGGGGTAGTCATAGCCCACCGCATCACGGTACTCCGCATGGTCCGCCAGGCGGATCGGGCGCGCACTGGGGATGGCACCGCCCACCCCCCAGGTCTGCATCGGGACACCTGCGGGCCACGACAGCTCCGTGGGCTTGAGATAGTAAATCCACAACGACTCGGTACTGAACGAGTCGAGCAGGGCATTGAGCAGGTCCAGGCCATGCTGGGCCATATCAGCCTGAATCGGCTCTTCCGGGCTACTGACGCCCAGGTCCATCAGGGCGCCTTTAATCAGGGTCCTGGCGGTGGTCACCGGCTGCTCCGGCGCGGGCTGGCCGCCTCACTCTCAGCAGCCTTCGCCGCCGCGTCCGCCGCCTCAGCCGGGCTCTCAAACCATTCGCCAGCCGGGAGCGCACGCAATTCCTCCGGCGTCGTCACGACCTTCGATGTGCCACTGACGTGATAGCGCCAGGAGGGCAGCACAGGGGCTTCGGGCATAATCCATCTCGCTTTCCATATTAGACCAATGGACTCCAGACACGGCATACGGCCTCAGGTTGCACATATTTGAACCCCCAGAGCACATCACAACGGCTCAAATGGCCATCAGTACGGATGTCGGAGTCACGCCACACGCGCAACGCCAGACGCACCTGTTCATCACTGGCCGTGGCATTCTCGCCAGACCACGGGGTAAACAGCTTGACGTTGCCCAGCGTCACGCCAATGGGGTGATAAAACAGGTTCTGGGCATAGGCGGTGTCTGCGGTACCCAGAAACGTGATGACGCCGTTATCCACGGGGAGTGCCGTGACGGTGGCCCGTGGGTCGGACGGCAGAATCATCGGCGGGTAGACCGGCACACTGGCCGTGCCCGTGCCACTCGCGTCCACGTCGGCCTGCACGCTGAACATGCGCAACTTCCCGGTCGATTCCAGCGACTGCGGCTTGATCCCGAACACGTTGGCCACCTGAAACACGTCGCCCTTTTTGAGAACGCCCGTGGCCGAGGCGGTAAAGCCCTTCATGTTAATCGTGGACCCCGTCGAGCCGGCGGCAATGAGCGGCGTCCCGGCGCGCGAGCCCGTGGTATGCGTGGCCACGTTTTGATCAATCGACCACTTCGCGCCTAAGGTCTTGCCCATCAGGCCATCGGTGTACTGCCGGCCAATCTCGGTGGACTGCTGAAACAGGCCCTTGTTCTCGTCAACCACCTCGATGCCTTCGTCGGGATGGAGCACCACGGCGCGCTGATCGTCCCTGGGCACCCCTTCCATATCCAGGAGGGCCGAGGCCAGACCAAACGCCCGCCAGTGCTTGCCGGTTTCCACCAGCACCGAGTTATACGCCTCCCAGTACATAGACAGGCCATCCGTGTCAATTTCGTTGGCCAGGCGGGCCGCCTGGGGTTTGGCGATGCGATTGTTCCAGTCATCGAACTGCAATGTAAGTTCCACTGACGTGAAATCCACATCCGCATGTTTCTGTTTGTCAATGACCAGACGGACCACCTCTTCCACGTAGTCTTGACCGACATAAGCAGGGCCATCATGGACCGAATAGCGCGGGGTTTTCCTTATGTCGAGAAAATCGCCGATCTTGTGACCTTGCTTCCCAAAATCATCCTCCCAGCGGCGATCCGCACCAGCGGCGAAAACGAGGTTATTGGTTAAATTAGCGAGAAGCATTTGACTTACCATCTGTATGGTACGAAAAGTATTGGCCATATTAGCTCTTTCCTATTTACAACGGAATGTCGGCGTAAAGGGGGAGCTAAACGCCATACTTTATTGGCAAACGTGCCAATAGATGGGATACAATTACCTATGTCTGGTATACTCCAGATGCGACACGGCTAGGGAACAGCTGCCCGAAAACCTGTCTCAGCAGGCTGCCGCGTCGTTTTCCACTGAGACCTCTGACTGAGGAGAGGACAGAGAGATGTCTCGCCAAATTGATCCAGACGTGCAGAAAGCACGCTGGCGTCTTGCCAGTGCGCGCTATCGTGCCAAACATCGTCCAAAAGTTCTTGCCAAACAGCGTGACTATAATCAGCGCTACTACGCGAAAAATCGCGAGAAATTGATCGCAGCCAGCGCCGCGTACTATGCGGCAAATCGCGAGCAGATTCTTGCTGACAACAAAACTCCAGAAGCGCGGAGGTATCAAGCGCTCTGGAAAAGGGCCTTCCGTGCGAGCAATCCAGTCGCGTACAATGCCTATACGCAGAAGCGTCGTGATGCCAATCGCGAGACCATTCGCGAGCGTGACCGTGCCTACTATGCCATAGACTATGCCGCGCATCCTGAACGCCACCGGGCGAAACACCATAGGCGACGTGCGCGGATAGCCGGATCGCAACGTAATGACTTGACGCCCGAACAAGCTGCACTCATTCTTGCTCTCGCCGATGGCGTCTGCGCCTATTGTCCGTACTACAATCCTACGTGTCAGGCCTGCAAACGGCATAGTCACGAACTCACCTATGATCACATCACGCCCGTCAATGACCAGGGCGACAGCACACTCTGGAACTTTGTCGCCTGCTGTAAGTCTTGCAACTCCAAGAAAGGTATTGGACCGCCTCCAGGACCAGTCCAACCGTTGTTGCTCTAGCGCCCGAAGTCCCTAGGGCTAGGCCTCCATCCACTATTCCATTTCGCTCTAAACTCCGCCTGACTCCAGTCCGCCGGGGATTCCGGCGGGGCCGCCCCGCGCCCAGTCAGGGGGGCGAGCGGGGGGGCTAAGGGTGGGGGACTGGCCGCCGGGGGAGCAGCGGGCGGGGGGGCCTGTGGCGGGGTGCCGTTCGCCTGGAGAGAGACAGGCTGCAGGCGCCCGAGTTCGATCAGCATGAGTGGCGGGGGGAGCTGGTTCAAGCGTGCCACCACGTCAGGCTGGCTGGCCAGGCCATAGGCGATGGCAGGACCATCCGGATGGAACATGAGGGCCTGCTGGAGGGGCGGCGAGACCTTCCCCACCAGCCCGGCACGCACCACGTCGTCGTAGTCCGCGTGCTGCGCCTTGAAAGCCGCCTCGCGTTCCTGAAGCTGGCGCTGGAGGTCCTGCATCTGCTGGCGCTGCTGCATCTCCTGTGTCTGCGCCTGCGTCACTTGCTGGGCTTCGTAGCGGGCCGTGGCGCGCACGTAGTCGTCGTGACTCTGAAACGCCTCGGCCTGCGGGGGGCCCTGGGGCTGCTCGGGGAGCGCGGGGGCCCCACCCTGGAGCAGCTGCGTCATGAGCTGCATCTGGGCACGCAGTTCGGCAATGGTCTGCTGATTGGTGGCGCGCTCGGCTTCCAGGGCCCGCTCGGCCGCACGGTGGCGAGCGGTCAGGCGACCAATGCGTTTATGGAGATAGCCGGCCGTAATCGGCGCATCATCGGGAGAGTCGGGCTCGTCCGCATCCCCTGGGGACTCTCCCTCCCCAGGGGCGGGTGGTTCGGGTGGTGAGTCCGAGGGCGGTGCGTCGGAGGCCTCCGGCGACACCTGTGCACCAGGCGCATCTGTTTGCGCACCGTCAGCTGCCGGCACGTCGGGCGATACGTCCCCGGGATAGGGGGTCTCGGTAATCTGGCCGCTGGCGTCGCGGCTGGTGATCGTAATGGCCACCGTTATTGCTCCTCTACGGTGCCGTTCGTGGGTTGCTGCATGTCATGGGCGAGTTTTGCTGCTTCGACAGAATATTTGAGTTCCAGTTCACGGCGCTTGAGGGCATTATCCTCCACAGCCACCTCATGTTCCCACTTCGCCTTATAGGTCTCAATCGCCTCGGTCTGGCGCTTATCCTCCAGGCGCGTCTTGAGCCGGGCATTTTCCTGCTCGGTCAAGGCCAGCTGTTGCGTCGCCACCTGTGTCTGCTGCTGGAGCTTCTGCATCTCCTGCGTCAGCGCCTCCAGCTGCTGCTGGGCCTGTCTGGCGGCGTTCTGCGCCTGCACCAGCTGCGTTTCCGGACTCCCGCCTTGCGTCGCCTGGAGCGCTTCCGGTGGGACTAACGTGCGCAAGCGTTGCGAGAGTTCCTCGGCGCCCGGGATATCGAGCGAGCCCGTATAGATGTCGAGGACATACTTCGCCACGTCAGGCACCGCGCCCAGGAGAATGCCAAGCCGCTCATTCATCATCTCGCGGCTGGTGTCATAACTGGGGCCACTGGACACCACGCATTCGTACACGCCAGCCCCCAGCGCATGGTCCATCCCCTGCCCATCCGGCCTGGGCTGGTTCACCTGGGCCATCGAAACCGTCCCGTCCTTGCCGACCTGGCGCAGCTGCGTCGGGCCCGGGTAGAGGGTTGGCAGGATAGCGAGGATCTGCCTGCCACACGCCTCGATCGACCACGCCAGGTTGGCCGTGAAGCCGGCGGTCGTCTGCTCGCCCTCGCGCTTCCTGGCGTCAATCGCCGCGCCACTCTGTTCATTGGAGGGCGCGCCAACGCTGGCTTCGTACTGGCCTACGGTGGCCTGAATGTCCTGGGCGGCGAGCATCCTGGCCTGGGAGATGGCCTGGACGGCGGGCTCGGCCACCTCACGGCGGGGTGGGGGGAGGAGCTGGCCGCCAGCCACCACGGCCTTGACGGGCAGGTAGGGCAGGTGCGCGTCATTGGCCTGCCTCCACAGGTCCTCGTAGCCGGCGATGGTCTCGGCAAACAGGATGAAGGGCGCCTTGGGCGTCAGGGCAATGGCACTCATTTCGGCGCTGGCGTAGGCATCGTAAGCGAACTGGCTGGAGGCCGAGGCCTGCACAATGCCGGTGCGGCGGGCCCGGCCGTCGAGGTCGAGGCGCCGGCCTTCGACACGGATCAGCGGGATGTGACTTCCTGGCCAGCGGGTCTTCTCCAACACCGCGTAGCCGCACATGGTCACGCCATAGACGGTGCAGATGCGCGTCTGGCGCGTCGGCCACTCTGGCGGGAGATCGCCGAGTCCCTCGGTGGGCAGCACCGTGCCATCGGGCATCTGGACGATCTCTTCGTCCTGCCAGACCTTGTAGTAGTAGAGAGCCACCTGGACATCCGTCGGCGTGACCCACTTCTGGTCAGGATAGGACGCCCAGTGACGCACCTCGGCCGGGCTCTTGCGGTATTTGGCGCAGAAGGCGCGGTGCGACATGGTGTCGATGATGAAGGCCCAGTCGAGGTCCAGGGCTGCTGGGTGGGTGGAATAGGGGTCACAGAACACACTGAAGCGGTCGTACACCGGCACAATTTTGAGGCACTGCTGGAAGGACGTCGGGGATTCGTAGTCCAGCGCGAGGCGAAAGAAGCCCTCGCCAGTGCTGATGGCCTGGGATAAGGCCGAGGTGTACGAAATTTCTGCTTGTGAATCGGCCTCTATGTCCCTGACTTTCCCTTCCAAGATCGTCGCAAGCTTCTGCGTCGCCCCCCCCGACTTGGGACGAATACGGATGGAAAAGGGCGCACGCCTGTACGAGTTGATGAGTTGGGAGATATATTGATGCGTCCGATCAATAGTGAGCGTCGGCTGCTCCTGGCCTTGTTTGGCGCGTTGCTCCCGTAAATAGGAAGGCCAATGCTCACCGCTTTGAAACACTAAGGCATCGCGTTGTTGAGCCCTTTCAGCCTGCTCGGCTTGTTCTGATTCGGTGAACCGGGCACGGGCTTCGCTGAGCACGTCGTCATCGGTGCGCGGGTCCAGCGCAGTCTTGTCCTCGCGGGTCAGCGGGCGCAGGGTCTGGACGTGTTCAGCCACGGGCGCGTGCTCCTAATACGAGGTCTTTGAGGAACGTTTGGGGATCTTCGCCCCGGCTTTCCTCGCCTTGGACAGCGCGATGGCGCGCATCTGGCTCTCGCGCTCCTCTGCTGTCTGGTGCGTGCCCATGGTCGAGGGCGGGTTGGCATGCACCTCGCGCATCGCCTCAGCCACTTTTTTCGCGGTCTTACTCTTCGCCTTCGCCATCGTCCATCTCCTCAGCGGCCGGGAAGTATCCCCACCGCAGACTGTATAAGCCACATCGACACACCGTAGCTGGTGCCTCGGTCTCGCAGGCATACGACCGCCAGTGCCGAGGCAGCCGTCCGAGCCCCCGCTGCACCCAAACCCAGCGCGGCAGCAGCATGACCCACCGCCGGCGCGTGCGGTGGCGCCAGGGGGAGGTGACGGCCCAGGCCTCAGGAAGCGGTGTGGTGGGCATCTAGCCTCCTAGGGCCTGCTTCTGTGCGCTGAGACGGCGACGGTAATTTTTCTTGTGCCTGCTACGACACGCACGACAAATACGACGTCCCTTTGGGTCCAACGCCAGGTTGTCGCCATCAAATTCATGCCCATATTTGCAATGCGTCTTGCGAGCATTGGCAGCGGTTAATCCTTCGCCTCGCAAGATATTTGTATGCCTGGTAACGGGCTCAAGATGTGCAGGATTACAACAGGCATGATGGCGGCAGAGATGATCGAGCTGGAGTCCTTGAGGAATCGGTCCTACAAAGCGCTCATAAGCATACCGATGCACATACAGGAACGTGTGACTCCCTAAAGACAACTGTCCATAGCCCTTCTTATCAAGGGTCCCACCCCACAGCCAACACGTCTCCGTGCGTGTTACATAGGCTTCAAAGCGTATGGCAAGACTACAGGCGTCAGAACATCCCCGCTGGGATCTCCCATTGGCTCGGTAGACGTGGTTGCACCACACACACACGCGCAAAGGGGCACGCGGGTGGCTTCGTTGCGTTTTTCTCCAGACAGCGGGCGGAAAAAGCCGTAGATTCTTCTCAGGCATGCTGCGACTCCAATCCAGTTGCAGTGTGAGTAGGGACGTGTCAGGCACCACCCTGGCACGTCTCGTTATTATACCACAAGAGTCTGCGTAATACATTGATTTACCTGAACCAAAAGCCTTGCCTTACCCCTCGTGGGATAGCACCTGGATCTCTTGTAAATGTCGGAAGTTGCACTGTCTCCTGATCCTGGTACATAATACAAAATGTTCTAAGAGAGTCTGCGGCGTGGCTTGACCAGTCATGCATAGGATGGTCTAAGAAGGTTTTGCGTGTCTCGCTCCATTCCCTACGGTAAGCCGCCAGCGCCAGCAACCCTTCATGGCACTTCTCTTTGTCGAACATGAAACGGGGGAATAACGTTCTCACGGCCTGCACACCGTCAGCAATCGGGCTCTGCGTGGCAATGACCGAAGGCTTCAGCCCTAAGCTTTCCGCCAGGGCCAAGCGGGAACGTCCATCACTACTAAAGTCGCGCGCCATGACGTCATGAGGCCAGTAAAAACGACCATAGACGTAGGGCTTCTCTCGGATGGCTCGCACATAATATTCCAGTCCACGGTCCGTTGCTTCGAAGTAATCTATAACGTGGATCATTCTGCCCACAGGCTGAAAAAACCAAATAGCCGTGCTATCGGCAACCCCGATGTCGAACGAAACGTGCACAGGGATATTGACTTCCCATGGCACTCTGGTGATACGTCCTTCCTCCCTGGCCGTCTCCAGGTACGAGGCGTAGTAGGCGCCAATCAGGGCACTCTCGAAACTGCACATCCACTCCTGGGCATATTGCTCTGGTGCCATGACGCGCCGGGCCGCGTCGAGTTCCTCCTGCGGGATGACGCCGGTATCCTCCACCGTATAGAGCGCCGTATGCCAATCAGGCTCGTGCTGCGCCTGCTGGTAGAGGTCGTAAAAATGATTATGCCCCATGGGCGTCCCAATGAAGATGGCCCAGCCGGCCCGGTCCGCCAGTGCCGGGCGCACCACTTCATGCCACACGCGCGGGCGCATCTGGGCGTACTCATCGAACACGACGCCATCGAGGTAGATACCGCGCAGGCTATCGGGGTTATCCGCACCGTAGAGGCGAATCTGGCCACCATTGGGGAAATCCACCCGGAGCTCGGCTTGATTGATGGTGATGTCCTCAAAGACACTGGCATAGCGCGACAGCATATCCCACGCAATGGCTTTGGCCTGGCGATAGAGGGGAGCGATATAGGCGTAACGCGGCTGGCGCTGCGCGTTGCGTGTGAGGTCAGAGAGGGTAATCAGTAAGGTCAGGGCACTTTTCCCGAAGCGACGATGACAGACCCAGCAATTAAAACGCTGACGCGCATCGACCAGACGCTTTTGATAGGGGCGGAGGCGTTCAGCACGGATAAGGGGTGCACGCCTAGATTTCGAGGATCTGGGTGGTGCGATGGCCATGTTCATCGACCTTGGTAATTTCCAGGATCTGTTTCACGTCAATGGGCTTGCCATAGACATAGGCCCAGACGGTTTGCAAGAAGGAGACACTCGGGGTCTCGGCGTTGAGCACCTTATCGAGCTGCGACTTGAATTCAGGGCGTTCCAGGATCGTGCGGAAATACGCTTCTGCCTCGACGGTGCGCTTGTTCAGAGAGCCAGGAGGGCGCCCGGCGCCGGGGCGTTTGCCGCCGTGTGTCGCCATGATCATTCATCTTGATTCTTTATCAAGCATCCCCCATCCGTGCGCCGCAGGGCCAGACGACGCACGGCGGGTGTTAGTAGCACAAGAGTCCTGGGGTCGTGTGGATAGTGTCGAGAGGAGAGGGCTTGCCGGTGAGTAGGCGCACCAGTAGCCCCAAGGATAGGATAGGTCTAAGATACTCTATCCTATACTTCCTCTAGACTACTAGCACGGGAACAATTGTATGGCTATCGCGTGCTGGATGTCAAAAGGGAAAATGGGTCCGCGTCGATCCAGGCCACGGCATCAGCGGGGGCCGCATGCATGCTGGCGGTGTTCGAGGGCCAGACCCAGATCACGGCGTCTGCGGCAAAGTCGACGTCGCTGAACACGGCCTCCGGGTAGCGCGCCAGCAGCGCGGTCATGGCGTCCTGGAGGGAGGCGAAGTCCTCCGGGGTGGCGCACGCCAGGTCGTAGACGGTGCAGGGCATACGTCCTCCTAGTGCCCATTGGGCGGCCGCTGGAGCAGGTCGAGGATGGCGGCGAGCGTGCGGTCAAGGCGCGCGTTGATCTCGCCTTGACTGGCGAGAAACCGGAGGAGTTGGTCCTCCACCTTGCTCTGCATCTCGGCCAGGTCGATCATCACGGCTGTCAGTTTGTCAAAGCCCTGCTCCAGGCGTGTCAGGCGGCCTTCGTGGTCATCAGGCATCTGTCCTCCTAGGGCGTGCCGTTGTGCGTGTCGTTCCCCTCGCGGCGCTGGAGGAGTTGCACGATCAGGCGGTGGTCCTCGCGCAGGGCATCGATCACCGCGTCCATGCGGCTACAGAGCGCCACGAGGTGTCGGATAATGTCCTCGTGGCTGGCGAGCTGGGCGTTAAAGTCAGGGTCAGACATGGGGCACCTCGTCACGACCGAGGAGATAATCCACACTCACGCCGAGCACATCAGCAAGACGGACAAGCCGCGCCACCGTGGGCACACTCACGCCACGTTCGTACTTACTCACATCGGTTTTAAACAGCCGCGCCTGGTGCGCGACATCATCCTGACTCAATCCACGTCGTCGCCGCACGAGCAGCAAGCGCTCCTGTAACAGCGGAACACGTTCCATACTCACCTCCTACTATGATGATAGCAAGTGGTGAAAAATATTTCAAATTTCTTCTACTTTTTTTCTAAGATTGGCTTGCACAGGTAAGCGAGTTAGGCTACAATATTTCTAGAGACAGCATGGCGGTGGCCAACCCCGCAAGAGAGCATAAGGAGAAAGACAGCATGTATCCAGAGGCACTCATTACCCGTTTTTGGTCCCATGTGCGACAGTGTACACATGGGATGACGTGTGACACCTGTTGTTGGGAATGGACAGCAAGTCTGAATTCCTGGGGGTATGGAAATTTTAAAATGACGCCCCGCTACCGCGAAGGACGGGCCATCACACAGCACGCACACCGCGTTGCGTATCGGATTCACTATGGGGCATTCGACGACGCAGCATTCGTCTGCCATCGTTGCGATAATCCTGCCTGCGTTAATCCACAACATTTATGGCTCGGCACACCAAAAGACAATGTCAATGATGCGGTGAAGAAAGGACGACATCGATCCCAAGTCCTCAAGCTCCCGGAAGAGGAGAAGCGGGTCATTATGTACGCGAAATCACGCGGGATAAACAATAAGCATCTTGCCATGATTTTCGCAGTCACGATCCAAACGATACGTCTCATTGGGCATCAGCAAGTGTTCCACAGTCCTAAGGAAGGATTTCAGGACTATGCCGCAGAGTATGTGAAGATGGCAATTGAAAAAAGGTTAGCGGCTTTACGAGAGCAGTTACTCGAAGTCTGCCAGCAGTTAAAAGAACAGTAAGGAAACATAGCGCGGCGTACCGCCAAGCCCTAGGAAGCGAACGGTACGCCACACCACCCCTGAACCCCATGGAGGAGTCGAGAGATGCGCACCGTAGCAGAAACCATCCAGTTTGACAATGCCCTGAGAGACCTGGCCGAGCGTGCCCGCACCCGGTACGCCGGCGAAACGGCCCGCATCGACCGCGGCCTCTGCCTGGCGCTGAACGGCCACGTCACGCTGCACCAGGACGGGACGGCCAGCGTGCAGAGCGGCCGCGACGCCGAGGTGGTGTATACGGTAAACGGGCACTGCGATTGCCCGGATGCGACGCGGGCCCCGGAAGGCCGGTGTAAACATGTATGGGCTCGCTGCTTCGTCCGCAAAGCCCACAAGCAGATCGAGGAGGACCGGGCCGCCAACACGTATTATGCCACGTACTACGCCGAGCATGGCCTGGCGTATCAGGGCATCGCGCAGTACATCCCCGGGCAGGGCTGGGTGTTTCAGTCGGACGAGGATGACTTTACGCTGACCTACGCTGACCATGCCAGCCTGGTGCTGGGCGGCCGCGTCGATATCCTCGAAGCGCAGCGCGCCGCCGATGGTTCGCTGGTTGAGAAAGTCTGCTTCGGCACAGGGAGGAGTTAAACCATGATTGCCGAATACCTTGTCCTGGTCTTGGCCTTCAGCGTCGCTGAAGGCCTCCTCCTGTGTGTCGTGCACCAGTATCTGCGCCGCCGCCGCTAACCCCACCCCGGGCGCCACGCGTGGCGCCCGACAAGGAGCCCTGATGCCCACACTCGATGACCACGAAGAACGCTTGCAGCAGCATGCCGAACGGATTCGGTTGCTCGAAGACTTGATGGCGCGCGCCATCGCCCTGAACGAACTGGTGGTGCAATTGCTCCAGCGCCAGGCGGACGGCGGCCCCCAGAACGGGCAGCCCTGAGCGCACCCCCGGGCGCCCACACGGCGCCCCAGAAAGGAGATGCGACGATGTTGACCCCACACGAAGAGACGCAGTGGTACGACTATGTCGAGACCATGGCTCAGCGAGGCCTGACGGTGGACGTAAGCGAGCTGGTGGACGTGCTGCGCCATCTGGAGGATGCCCCCGCAGGGCACGTGCTGGCCGCCGCCCTGGGAGTCGGCACCATGCCCCTGGAGGATCTGGCCAGGCGCCTGACCTTACAGACGCGGACCATCATCGAGACCGGCCGCGTCCCACGGTAACCCCCCACCGGGCGCCCCCGTGGCGCCCATCCCGGCACACCATGGAAAGCTAAAGTTTCCATGTATATCCTCGTAACTTCTTGATGTACCTGCTCTTAAGAGATCCGTATTTTCCCTGGTTGCGCCTGGGTTGCGGATTGACGTCCTCAAGCCGTCTCCGTGCCGTTGCGCTCCGTGTCCCCGTGTCCCCCGGTCTCCGTGTCTGCCTCTGCCTGTCCCTGGCGCCGGAGCTCCTGCCAGAGATCGCTGACCCGGGTCAACTGTTCCTGCGAGAGGTTGCCGAGGATGACCATCCCCCCGTTGGCCACCCAGACGCGCACTTCGCCCGCCGCGTGGTAGTGCACGACGCGGCCACCGCCGAGGCCGCCGAGCAGTTCATCAATGCTGGTACGCAGGGCGGCCGCCAGGTCCTGCGCGTGCTCGAGGGACGGCCACACCTTGCCACCCTCAATCTGCGAGATGTTTTCCTGGGTCACGCCGATGCGCTGCGCCAGCTCGCCCTGGGAAAGCCCCAGACGTTCCCGGTGCAGGCGCACCATGCGCCCAAAAAGCTCCTGCCTGACCCGACTCTGCGCCCGTCCACGCTTCTGTTTTGCCGCCGGCATGCTGCACCATCCGTGTCAACGTATAACTTTTTTCCGCGCCAGTATAAGTAAAAGTTCTTGTAACTATAGACAACAATTAACATTCCGTAAAGTCATATAAATTCCAGATATTAAATATAGGAAAAATAGAACGTTTCGAGGCTGTTTTTAGGCTTGCAGGGTCGCATTAATCTGACTATAAGGTGACTTTATCAAACTCACAGATACTTTGGCCTCTTGTCCTGGAGACAGCGGAGAGGAGGACCCATTGTCGACGACCAGATTAGGCAGCCTGCTCCTGGCCGGCCGGGTCATGGCTGGCTTCAAACAGATCGACGCCGCAGATCACGCCAACATCTCGCAACCCTATCTCTCGATGATTGAACATGGCAAGTGTGCCCCCTCACGCGCCCTCAGAGACCGCCTGTGCATGCTCTACGGCCTGGAGGTGGACAAGGTTGAGGCGGCCGTCAAGCGCGGCGGGCCGCGACTGGCGCTGCTGCTGCTGGTGGGCGGGTGGTGCGTATGAGCCCGCCCGCGTGCCCCGTATGCCGCGTCCTCACCAGCTATGCCGAGGTGCTGCTCGTGCAGTTCGTGCTGGCACTCCAGGACCTGGTGCGGACCTGTTGCCCGGCCTGTGCCGAGCCCTGGGGCGAGCACGGCCTGGCGCATCCGCATCAGCGAGTGGGGCGGGTATCCTCCTGCCCAGGCATCGAGGGAGAAGGTGAACTGCAGCAGAGTGATCATGCGAGAGAGCGGGGCTGGGTGTGGGATCCAGCCCCAGACAACCTGATCCATCCCGCGCATGGGTGACACCTCGCGGGAGGATCCTGCAACCAGAAGGAAAGCATAATGGCCGAGAGGCAAAATACCAAACAGGTCGAAACTAGCCCTGCAGTGCAACGCAAGCCCTCCCGCGAGGCCTTGCCCGAGATTGAATGGCTGGCGGTCGCGGATTTGCTTGTGGACTATAGCTATCAACATCGCCCGTATGCCAGTGCGATCGAAGCGCTCAACAAGGATTTCCAGGAGGCCCATAGCGGCTTTATTCTGGTCAATCAGCGGGCGGATGGCAGCATGTGGATTCTCGATGGACAGACGCGTCACGCTGTGCACCAGCTGCGCGGGATCCGGTGGATCAGGGCGGAAATGCTCCATGGGCTCACCCAGGCCGACGAGGCTGAGGTGTATTTACTCAAATGCATCAACGCCAAACGCATGCCGGTGGATTTCTTTCTGGCGGAATATATCGCCAGACGACCCATCGCCGTGCTCATCCATGACGTACTCACCAAACGTGGGATTGAGATTGAGTCCTACGCCACAACGCAACGGCGGCGCGGGATCGATACCACCCCGGTGGTCACCTGCGTCAGCTATCTCAAGCGCATGATTCACCGGGATCCCAGCGGGGAGGTGTTAGGGATGGCCCTGGATTTGATTGACGATACCTGGGAGTACAGCGGGAATTCGCTGACCGCGATCTTTCTAGACGCCATCCACAAAATCCTCGTGGCGCATGCCGATGAACTGGACCGCAAAGCCTTTATCACGAAGTTGGAAGGGCACCGTCCCGAAGAATTGCGTGAGCAAGCGCTGCTCCTCAGGCTCGGCACGAAACCCCAACTCTCCGTCGGCGTCGCGCTGCAGCGGGTGATGATCGATCTCTACAATCACGGCCGGCCGCAGGACAGGAGGATCACCCTTGGATCTCCAAACCGCAGCTAGGCGCTATGAAGAAACGCGGCACTTTTGGGCGCGCGAAATGGCCCTCAAACTTGTCGAAGGCCATTACCTGAAGCTCGTGCACCTGTTGCGGTGCATGCAGGCCAACGCGGCGCCCATGTCCACGAGGATGCTTGCTGCAACCTGGCCCATGGGCAATGGCAAACTCATCTCACATGAGCGTGGTGTCGTCATGAGCCTCAAGGCTCTCAGGCGTGCAGGCATGGTCAAACGCAGCTCCAGGGCTGACTGTGTCTTTTGGTATACGCTGACAGAATTAGGGGAAATGGTGTGCCTGTATCTGCCTCTGGATGAGGGCAATGCCGCGACGAAAAATACCCGCTCACCTTCGGTTGGGAAAATACAGAACGCGTTCCCAACCGATGGTGGCGAGACACATACGCCGCCAGACGAACACAAGGTGGAGGGGGACAATCCGGTCCTGGACAATCAACAGCTGGAGGAAGCCCATAATCAGCCTGGCAACCAACCGATGGAGCAGACACGCAAACGCGGGCGACCTCGGAAAACGCTCGTGGCTGCAGACAGCGCTTGAGAGCTCTCAGGGAGGGGGACATCCCCCCTCCTACGCCGTCGGGGCCAGGGCGCGGCGGCGGCGATCTTTGGTGCGATCTCGCTCCTCCTTGAGAAGCCGCCTGGCGAGCGCAGAGGCACCTTCAGGATGCACATCCAACCACTCTTTCAGGTCGCAGGGCACCATGATGTGGATCTGATACGTCAACCCTTTAGGTTTCGGGCCTGGTTTTTTGCGTGGTGAGGTCTCTGGAGTATCCATGTGATAAGTGTAGCACAAATGGATAATTGTTGTACATAAGGGAAAAATCACGTACAATTAATCTACAAAAATCATACGGATATCTTCGCAACACAGAAGGACCTCTCTATGCCTCCCCTCGCCCCAAAACCATACAGCGTCATTCATCACGAAGCCCCCCTGCCACCTGATCTCAGCAAGGGCCAGACGCTCATCGCGCTCTATGCCCTGCAACAATGGGAATGCCTCAAGCAACCCCAACTCAGCCCCTACAAACCCGGCTACTTCTATAACGCCATCCAGGGCATTTTACGCGGGCTGGAGACCCCATCGCGAGGCACCGCGTTGCGCCATCTCGCCACCAGTGCCTGCATCGCCTGTGGCGATCCCGTCAATCCGCTGCGTTCCAGATTCGATCATATCATTCCAAGCGCCAGCGGTGGTCCGGAAGACCTCGGCAATGCCCTCGTCTTGTGTCGTCCGCATAACAGCTCGAAAGGGACGAGGGACCTGCTCGACTGGTGGCTGTGGAAATCCTACGATGCCCTCCTGCTGCCTCGAGAGGTCCTGTGCCTCTATGCCCGTATTCACTGGCAGCATTACGGCCCAGAAGTTCTTGGCGAACCCACACCGCCCTTTCTTGCCGCGTTCCTGTGTGCCCGCGCTGCAGCCCTCCCCGGCGATGACTACCGCATTGCCCTGATCGGTGCAGCCTTTGCCGCCAGTGGCTTTGTACGCTGGCTCAAGGAGCCCCCACGCCATGGCACGTGATCTGACTACTCAGGACCTCCTTACCGCAGCAATGGCCTATGCCCAGCGGGGCTGGCGCGTCATCCCCCTCTACAGCCTGCACCAGGGGGTGTGCAGTTGTGCACGGAAACGCGCCTGTCCCACGCCGGGGAAACATCCGCCGGTTGCAGGATGGGTGTCGGCCGCCAGTACAGAGACGACACAGATTGAGCAGTGGTGGCAGCGCTGGCCCCAGGCCAATGTCGGCATCGTCACCGGAGCGGGCTCTGACCTCGTCGTCGTGGATGTCGATCCACGCCACGGTGGGCATCTCGCCTGGGACGAACTCCAACATCATCATGGCCCCATCCCCCACTCGCCCCAGGTACTCACCGGGGGCGGTGGCACGCACGACTATTTTCACATGCGTGAAGCCCTCGGCAGTATCGACCTGGCCCATGGTATCCAATTCCAGGCAGAAGGGCGCCTGGTCGTCGCACCACCATCGCTCCACGTCTCCGGTCAACGCTACGAGTGGGAGAGCGCACACGACCCGGAGGATATCCCCCTGGCACCCCTGCCAGCGTGGATACGTGCCATGGTCCAGACGCATACGCAGGACGACGAGCACCCTGCGGCACCGCCTTTGCCGCTCATCGACACGCCCCCGGTGTATCTCCTGCGGGTCTCGACACGCATCAAATATCTCATCCAGATGGGCACCGATCCCGACAACCCGGCACGCTATCCAAGCCGCTCAGAGGCACTCTTTGCGGTCATCTGCGCCCTCGTGCAGGCCGGCTATGATGATGCCACTATCGCCGCCATTGTGCTGAATCCCCAGCACGCCATCAGCGACAAACCGCGCAGCCAGCGCGACCCCCGCAGTCCCAGGTATGAGAGCGCGATCCGGGCCTGGACGGCCAAAGAAATCCTGCGCGCCCGGGCCAAAGTCCGCCCCGCCAGCAATGGCTCTCGAGCAGCGGGCGGGATTAAATTCCTAGATTCCAGGCATTTAATTCCTAATGAAAACGATCACGAAAAATCCTCACAACATGCTGATATACATAGTGAAAAAGGCGATACATCCGGATTAAATTCCTTAAATTCATTAAATTCCTACCGTGAATGGCCGTGTATGGTGCCAGAGGCGTACTACGGGATTGCCGGGCGCATCGTGCACACCATTGAGCCGCATAGCGAAGCCGACCCTGTCGCCCTGCTCATCCAGCTCCTGACGTACTTCGGAACCCTCATTGGCCGCAGTGCCTATTACCAAATCGAAGCCACCCGGCACTACACCAATCTCTATACGTGTCTCATTGGTCCCACCTCCAAAGCCCGCAAAGGTACCGCCTATGATCACATCGAAGCCCAGATGAAAACCGTGGATACCTCATGGGGCGCGTCGAACCGCAGTGGGGGCTGCGGGTCCGGGGAAGGACTCATTGCCGCGGTGCGTGATCGGGTCATGCAACGCCAGGCCATCAAACAGCGCGGCAAAGTGACCGGCTATGAGGACGTGGAAGTCGATCCCGGGGTCATTGATAAGCGCCTGCTGGTGTATGAGAGCGAATTTGCCTCGGTCCTCAAAATCGCTGCCAGGGATGGCAACATTCTGAGTGTCATTCTCCGGCAAGCCTGGGAGACAGGGGAGTTGCGCAACACCGTGAAAACCAGTCCGATGAAAGCCACCGGGGCGCATATTGGCCTGATTGCCCATATCACCATTGAAGAACTCCAGCGCTTGCTGACCAGCACCGAAGCCGCCAATGGTTTTGGCAATCGCTTTGTCTGGCTGTGCGTCCGTCGCTCCAAACTGTTGCCGCATGGTGGGGCCTTGCACACCGAGAACGTTGCGCCCCTGGTGCAGGCCTTAGGAGAGGCCGTGCGCGCCGCCCGTGACATCACGGCCATGCGCCGGGACGCCCAGGCCACGGCCGGCTGGGAAGCCGTCTATCCCTTGCTCTCAGATGAACGACCTGGGCTGGCCGGCGCCCTGCTGGCCCGTGCCGAAGCACAGGTGCTGCGCTTCTCGATGCTCTATGCCCTCCTCGATGGCAGCGCGGTGATCACGCTCGCGCACCTCTGTGCTGCCCTGGCGGTGTGGGAGTATATCGAACAATCCGTACTCTATATCTTTGCTGAGACCCTTGGTGATCCCCTGGCCGATACCCTCCTGCTGTTGTTGGGGGAGCAGGGCGAAGAGGGATTGACGAAAACACAGATCTTTGCCCATGGCACGTTTCACAATCGCCGTGTCGATGAAATCGATCGGGTGATTCGCCTGCTGGTCGAGCGGGGACTGGCCCGCGTGACTCTCGTACCCACCGGCGGGAAAGGGCGACCGACAGAAATAGTCACCGCCATGGGGCAGGAATTTAATGAATTTAAGGAATTTAATGCCTCTAAGTACGTTAACCTAGCTAAAATCAAAGGGTTACAGATAAGCGATGAAAAGGAATTAAATAGGCAATCGGTAGGAATTAAATCCCCGCCAGGGTCAGGCTGTGCCCATGAGAGCACCTGCACGGCGGGGGACAATCTCATCTGCCAGGCATGCGGCGTCGTGGTTTTTTGAGAGGAAACGTGCTTATATATGTAGAATTATCATACAGATTTTTGCTATAATGGTCGATAAGGTAGGTAGACACACACACCCCTTGGCGAGAGGAGCCCTGGTATGGACAGTGACACCCGTCTGGAAGAGCGTATTGAGCGCTTAATGGAAACCCTGGCGATGACGCAAGACCGCCTGGTGGAGATCCAGGCGGAGACGACAGAGAGCTTGCAGCGGATCGAAGGACTACTGAAGCAGATTCTGGCCGCGGTGGCCAGAGACTGACACACGACAGGCCTGGCTCCCCACCACGGTTACCAGGCCTGCGCGATGCACTGACATAACCCCCCTACGCAAAGGAGTCGAGAGATGAATAACACAAGTAGCGTAGTAGAGCAACTCATGCACACAGACGCCGAACGCGAATTATGGATCATCGTCAAAGAACACGAAAGGCCGCCGTACTTTTTCCCTGACGAGGGCGTGGGCAATCGCCTCAACCGCGCCGCCCGCGTCGTTGCCGAGGGCCGCCTCACGCCCAACGCGGACGGCTCCTACACGGTGGAGGGCTCTGCGGGTCGCACCTACCGCGTGGCGGATCGCTGTTCGTGCCCCAATGCCTCGCGCGGCAAAAATCATTGGTGTTACCACCACGTGGCGGTAGCCCTCTACATCGAATGGTGCCGGCGCCGCCATTTCCTGCCCGGCCAGGAGGCGTTGCCGCTGCCGCCCACGACGCCTGACGAACGCCTTGCCCATGCCCCCCTCGCGGCCCACGAGGCCCTAGGAGACGCGATGACCGAAGACCCCTCTCCCTACATCCCGGAGCCTGACGAGGCCACAGTCGCTGTGCTGGAGCCGCCCAGAGCGACCCGTGCACTGACCCCCGCCCCGGCGCAGGAGGACGATCTGGAGCAGGCCCTCGCCACCTGGACCGCGCAGCGTAAAGTGGTGCAGCGCTTTCTCAAACAGGAGCTGCACGCCAACGTGGATTATTATCAACTCAAAATCGGCGGGAAGGACACCAAGCCCTCGCTCAGTAAGGCCGGTGCCGAAAAGGTCACCGGATGGCTCAAACTCCAGGCGTCCTTTGCCCCGGATACCGGCACCTGGGAAATGCTCGGACGCCCACAGGATTTAGTGTGCTACGTCTGTACACTCCGCACCAGGAGCGGGGAAATTGTCGGCGAAGGGCGCGGCGCCAGGTCCGTCAAGAAAGACGGCGGTGATGTCAACAAAGCCATCAAGATGGCGGAAAAGTCGAGTTTTGTGAGTGCCGTCCTGCGCACCGGCTGCCTGAGTGATGTGTTTACCTCCGATCTGGAGGACATGCAGGACACCCCGGAGCCCCAGCCCAGGCCCCCGGCCCAGCCCAGCAGTGCGGCGCTGCGGAGCCAGATCTGGGCCTGGATGCAGCAGCACGCGCCCGAGGTCACGTCCCGTGAGGCGGTGACCGCCTGGATCGCGCAGGAAACGGGGTATGAGCTGCATCCGAACAATTATCCCAAAATCATGGCGAGCCTGGAAGGACGCTAGCCATGCAGAGCACTGGCCTCCTGGTCTTCCAGGCGTTATGCGACTG